TCATAATTTTTTGCATCTTGATAGAAAGATGTTGTTTCGTTAAATCCAAAATCGTCATCTGCATCTGCTGATGTTGGATTAGGTGTAACAGTATATCTTTGTTCTCTTTTCGGAGCAGCACTTGGTAAGTCTGTATATTGGTCAACCTGTACAGTCTTAATAACTTTACTAGATGTAACAGGCCCATATAGATAAAACTTAGTAGTGAAATCTAAAGTATACATAATTGCTCTTCTTTCTGTATAATCACCACGATAACTATCTTCATAATTAATACTATTTAATACAATAGGAATATCTCTTGCGATACCCATTTCTTCCATATCTTTTATTGTTAAAGTATAATCTGGTTGGAAGTATGGAAGTATTTGTTCCACCATTTGTAACGCATCATCTGATTGTTTTGCCATTGCATATAATTGAATATTTAAATTATAAGGAACGGGCATAAACTGTGTATCTAATTTATTAGCATTACTTGAACTTGATTTTACTTTCTTAAATTTTTGTACACGATTTAATTTTCTTGCTGGGTCATATGTTAGATTTTGTATTTCAAAACCTAATCTTGGTAAAGTAATTGCAACTTTACTATCTAGTCCAGCGTCTTGGTCAAGTCTTGTTAACCATTTTTGTTTTGGCCCATATGCCAATGGAACTTTCATAGATTGTGTAATTACACCACTATTGTTTTTACGAACCACATGGATATCATTGAATAGAGTACCAAACCCTATAATAATATTCCTAACAGTTTCGTGATAAAATTGTCTATTTCCTAACATTACGCACTTACTCCAGCATCTCCAAATGGGTTACTTTCTGAGAAGTCTAACACAGAATTATCTAATCTATCAAATAATTCATTTTGTGCAGTCTTATCTTGTACAGCATCACCCACTATATAGTCTTCTGTTAATAGATATGCTGTATCCCCTGAATCAGCATCATTTTCTAATATTATACTTTCACCAACAGATGTTGAATCGTCTTCACCGATTATGTTATCACCATCTGTTTCTTCAAGTAGTAAACCAAAATTACTTCTTGCATGTTGTATATTTATCTCCTCATTTTGAGCACTTGATTGTTCTAATGTAAATTGATAATCATGAGTGTTTACACTTAGTTCATCTTCTATATCATCAATGGTTGAGATACCTGTATCAAGTGCATCTGAACCATACTCAAATTGTTTACAACTTAATTTAAATACAGGATTGTTGTCCAACTGATGAAATGGTTCATCATGGTCTACAAAACTAACTTCAAATATTTTACCTAATATAGGGTGATAAACTAAATCGCCCTCATAAGGTCTATCTGTATTTACTGCATCTGTTTCTGTTAGTATATAAAAATCACTACCTGTTGTTACAGTTTCTAATTCAGATGAATTACCTGTTTGGTCTATTGTACCAGATTCTAAAAGTATAGAACCACCTGTAGTGTCTGTTCCACTTTCTAGTCTTACTTGTTTTGTTAAATCTTGAAACCTATCTCGGTGTACTACTAAAGTTAATTCATTTCTATTTTCTAAACCAAACTGCGACATCAATTCTTTTTCACCTTGATATCCACCCTCTGCATTTTCCACATACATCTCAATAGGAACTTGTGTGGTAAATTTACTAAGTGAATCTTCACCTAAAACATTATCAATGGCAACAGTTGTTCTGTCTATGTAATAAACATCATGACCATAAATTTGTATAGCTTCTTTTACTAAATCGCTATACAGATTTTTTTCTGTTTGAATAGCAGTGCTATTACTTGTATGGAACGCCTTATTGACTGCCATAACTTTATCCTATCATGTAGTCTATAGGTGTTTCGAAAGATAATTGAATTTGTTCCTCTAGTCTTTGTATTTCTTCTATTGCTTGAGAATAAATTTGTTCACCATTCATTGTTACCCCACCTAAAGTTGCTACGCCGTTAAATTTAGAGAGGTTTGCTCCCCATTGTCTTTTAATTAATGCTGTTGCATATCTTTTTAAATACATATCATCAAAGATATCTGTGTATGTTGCTGGGTCTACTTTACGATAACATTCTATAATTAAGTATTCATCTACTGTCATTTGTTCCCAATCCATATCTAAATACAATCTATTTTGATGTTGATTATAACGAATTGGTACTTCTCCTACTAATACATGTTCTAATAAATCTAATTGTTGCATAGTCATTTCATAATGTATAATAGATGTTGAAGAAAAATCATACAAGTCATTTAATCTTAATTGATAACGAATATCAAACATACTATTTGTTTGTGCGTTTGAAAAGTTAAAAATATTTGATACTGAAATTACAGCAGACGGCATAGGAATAAAATTATTTCCTTCTTCAAAACTTGCAGTTATAGAACTATCTACTGTGTCAGCAGATGTTGTTGTAGAATTTGCACGAGCTCTATCTATATCAGTTTGAGTAACCTTATATTTTAGATACATTTTTTCAATACCATCATAATGATACTGAGAAAAATATTGTAGTGCCTCATCTATTCTATCATCTGCTTGGTCATCTGATACATTGATATCAATGACACCAAACCCTAGATTTCTAAGACAATATGATTTAAATGTTGATTTACTTGTTGGTATTGCCATATTCCATTCCTGTTTTACTAGTATTTATAAGAAAAATCTATCTAAATACTTAGTAAATAAGACTTGACAGAACATGTTGAGAGCTGGTATTATGTATTTTAATTAGATTTGAGATGAATATGAAAACTTGGAATGTCTACTGTAGTGGTGAGATTCACACAAACTGGCGAAAATTATTAAATGGAATGGTGAAAACTGAGGGATTGCCTGTTCAGTTTACTTCACCTAATTGTAATCATGAGGAATCTGATGCTGTTGGTGATATACTTGACCCTATCTGTGAAGGACCTATACCAGAACCACCTTTTCATTATGGTGAAAATGATAAAAAGTATTTTTTTAGAGGTGTTAAGTCTGCTAAAATTAATCAAACTAGAATACAATCTTTAATTAAAGAGTGTGATTTTGCAATTGTTACTTTTGGAATAGGTGGTGAATTAGATTTTTATCGTCAATGGAATGTTGCTTTTGAAGCAGGTTGTTTATATGCAAACAATAAACCATATATTGTGGTACATCCAGAAAAACTTATACATCCATTAAAAGAGATTGATTCTCATGCTTTAGCATGGTGTCAAAATTATGAACAAGTTATATCGGTGGTGAAATCAATATGTCTGAAATAGAATTTAATCCAATAGAAGAAAGTGATATTAAACTTTCTGTAGAAGCAGAAATAAACGAAGTATATCCTTTTGTATATACAATAGTTAAAGAAGATTTTGGTATGAATTTTAGAAGTTCTGCAAAACTTTTTTCTGCACAAATGTTTGTAAGAGGAACTAATACATATGTTCAGTCTTACACAAAAATTGCTATGCCTGTTGTCATGGAAGATAATACTATTATAGTAAATAAAAAAGATGGTTATGATTTACCTATCAACTTCCCACATTTAATTTCATGGGTATACTGTGATAATAATAAATTTAATTTTCATGTAAATGAAAAAATAATTCCTTGTGAAAAGGGTGGTTTAATTTTTTATCCTAGTTGGTTAGAAAATACTAGACTTACAGTAGAGGGTAGATTTGATGTTGAAATGCAACAAGGTTGTTGCACCATACCATTGGAGCATATATGAACTACGGCAAAAACAAATATATTATAGAAAGATATAGTGTTGGTGTTGAGGAAAGACTAAAAAGAATCTGTGCTTATAACATAGAACCTAGAATTGAATTAGAAATGCAAGATAAAAAAAATGCATTTAAAAAATATGGAATGACTAATTGGTTACTCTATAAAAGTTATGGTGATGACTTTGAAGATTTTGTTTCAATGATTTCTATTATCGCAAAGAATTATACTGAACAACATTTTAAGAAAGAAGTTAAAGGTGAGTTTTTTGTAAGTGAACTATGGGGTATAGTTTCAAAACCTAATGGACTTGCAACACCACACAATCATTGGCCTGGCATATTTACTTTTGTTTATCATTTAGAATTACCAGAAAATAATCCACCTTTAATATTTACTGATAGTGATTTAGAAATACAACCAAAAGAAGGTGAGTTAATATTTTTCCCATCTTGGTTGAAACATGAAGTTCCAGAAAACTTGACAGATAGTAATAGAATATGTATTGCTGGTAATGTTTATTATAATGAAAAGGTAAAAGAGATAGGTGGAAGAACAGAAGGACTAGAACCTACTAGATATGATGATTGGGAAATGAAAGGAAGATGTATAGACTTCTAAATTGTACAAACCATTTGGTGAAGATTATTAACAGAGATACTTTGGAAGAAAGGATGTGAACTAACATCAATAGTTTTAGTTACACTAAACCCTTGACTTTCTAAAAATGTTTTTGAACCTGTATTTTTATCGTAACAGAATATACTTACTTTACTATAACTATTATCATAGGCGTATATTTTAACTTTATTTAATATTTGTGTTCCCATACCTTGACGAGTAAATGGTGGTTTAACAATGAATTGTTCTATGAGCCAAGCATCAGCAACTTTGTTATCAACATAGACTTGTACAAGTGCTTTTTTTGCAGTATTAAAGTGATTTTCATAAAAGTCAATTTGATTAACATTATTGTGTGGTAGACAAATAGCAGCTCCAACAATTTTATCTTTGTGAGTTGCTTTGACAGAATTTGCAATTTTATATAAATAACCATCATTATTATCATAATATGATGCATCAGTACTATATAAATCTAAATTATCATCATATACTCTTTGAGTTTCAGATGATGACATGAATTTTCCAAACTCGGTGATGCCAGTACTTGGTATTGGTAAATCACCAGATACATTAAATATGTCATCATAGTAATATTTGACTATACCCTCAGATGCTTGGTCATAAAGTTGACTAACTTCTAGACAATCGTCATCTGTACCAAAGTCTATGTCGTAGGATAATTCGTTTTTAGATAAATGTGTTGTCATGCATTTATTTATAAGAGTTATGTACACTCATATTGCTTGTACAGGTTTTTCTGTACAAGATATGTACAGATTGACTATACTTGTTATGGTGTGTTATAGTATATGTAATCTGATAAATAATATCAGTAACTTGAAAATAAGTTAACTAACTAAAGGAGGCTTTTTATGTTCAAGAAATTAGCAGTAAATGCCCGATACTTTATTGCTCCACTATTAATACTTGCGACTTTGTTCGGTGTATTAGCAGGAGGTGCATGGGTATGGACAGGGGTATTCTTATTAGGTGTAGGTATCATCATTGATACTTTGTACACTAAACAAACTATGGGTGCTGGATTTGATGATGAAGGTGAACTAAATGCAAATCCATTGTTAATGAATTTAACAATGTATGCTATGTTACCTGTATTCATTGCCCTACAATGTGTACTTGCATATCAAATATACAATGGTATGGCAGGTGTTGAACTATTAGGTGCAGTTGTGTCATCTGGTATATTCGCTGG